GATACCGTCAACAGTGTTGATTTGGGTACTACCAGCGGCAGCAGCCGAAGTTGCAGCGATATAGAGTGCCGTGGTATTTATATCGCCAACAGCCAGAGTGCAACCAGTTCCGAGATTAGCGAACGTAAGCTGAACGCCCATAATCTTTGAACCTTTAGGCGGTGTTGCTACTTCAACAACTTCACCTGAAGCATCTGCGGTAAAAGTGTAGGTGTCGTAACAGCATTTAAGCGTTCCGGCAAATTCACCGCGAGGGACTACATTCCCACCAGAGCCTTTGGCATCAATGAGAGTTTTGTTTGTTCCTTTAACAGTTGCCATTGTTCATTCTCCTTATAAAATATTAGGATTAAGCTGCGCGGTAACAATCAACCTGAACTACGCGAGAATCTTCAAGGCGAACTGCGCCATGATTGATTGCATAATAAACCTGCCACATGTAAGACTTGTCATCACGCTCGGAAGTGCGGACAAATGCACCGCCCTGTTCGCCAAGCATTAAGCCATACCGCTGAAATGCAAATGCGGAAGTTACTGTGGTTACAACAGGCAAGCGAGTTGAATAGATAATCTTGAACCCGTAGAAGGTGTCAATATTACCAGCAACCAGATTGCGGATATTAACATAATCTGCGCTTGTTGCTTTCGCATCGCCCAAAAGATCTTCTTTACCCTTGGGGTGCATAACCATATAGCGATCATCCATTTCAACATTTGCATCATCAAAAATGCGTGATGTTGTTAGGAATTTCGCAACGGTCATACCTGTTGAACCATTAGCGATTTTCTGTGCTGACGGAAGGGCGATTGAACTGGAACCAGTTTCGCCATAATCCGCAGTACCAAGCGCAGCGTCAATAATGGTGTCGTCAATCTGGCGACCGATAGCACCACTCGCACTTTTGGTCATCATAGATGCAGGGTCAGACAAGATTTTCAGCTTATCTTCACGACCGAGAATCCGGTTATCGTGATAATCATACACATTGCCCCACCTGCGACCAAACAGCGGATCGTTCTCAGGTGTTGCCGGCGCACGACCATTAACCTGTTGCATCGCCCAGACGCCAATCTGGTCTTGCACAAACTTCTTTACTCCGGTTACATCTTCTTTGTAGACTGCATCGTAGAGCTTTGATTCCTTCTGTTGGGCAAGCGGCATAATATTGCGGCTAAACTTCTGCCCATGAATAGTTCCCTGTGTGTCTGCCATTTTGGGTTTCTCCTGTTTCAAAGATTATTAATATTAACCAACGGATACTTCTTTGTTTGTTACGGTTGGTTGTCCTTGAAACAGGGCCGACCCTCACAAACCTACACGATTGCAGGTCTATACGAGATTGTCTGCGGTACTACTTACCACTGGCTTCCACGAAGGCATTTAAGTTATCTCCGAGATCTAACCATTTTCTCCAATACATCCATTCTATCCACAGCGGCCTTATGTGCCACTGGGTCTTTATTGCTCCAATACGGACTTGTTACCTTATCGGAACTTAACATTTCTGTCATTTCTGCCTGTGCTGACTCGGAACTCATCGCATATTGCGTTACTTCAAAGTCACCAATACGGTGTTCTGCAAACTGTGAACCAATCCGAGCAAACTGCGCCCTTAGTTTCGGGGTTGTCCTCATAGCTTCTTTCAGTTCTTTAGCAAATTCTTCATCGCCATCAGAAAAGTTGTCGGCTGTACGGTCAGCAAGAAGTGAATTTTCTTCATACTTCTCGCCTTCCTTGCTCCTACTTTCCTGCTCTGCTTTGCCGATAGCTTCTTTTCTCGCCGCAGCTTGCTGCATGGCATTGTTCTTTGCGTCTGCTAAGTATCCCTGTTCCACGATTTTTGCCTGTGCGGGGGTAAGACTTGCAGCGTGAGCAATGTTTTTCATTATGCTCTGATCATACTTCATATCCTGCGCCCACTGGTCAGGAGCGTCCAACTCATATTTATCAGCAGAATCAGGTACTCCCATTTCAGCATTATAACGAGCTACATCTGCTTCATCTTCTGTGTTCGGCAGGATAATACCTTTCTTGCCGATCATCCCCTCCATTTCAATGTAGCTTTTGAACAGGCTATCAACATCTTTGAATTTCGCAGCAGAAGCATGACTCCTATTAGCTTCTGATAAACTATCAGCGAATGATGGCTGTGCTGTCTCCGTGGTTGCCTCAGACGCGGTTGTCTCTACGGTCTGGTCTGCCACCTGTTCGCTTGTTGTTTCCTGTGATTCCGTCACTTGCTCGTCCATATTTATCCCCCTTAGTTTTTATAGTTCAGGGTTTCTGTACCCACGGTGATTTTCTAGTCTATCTTTTCCCCAATCAGCTCCACGTTGTGTTCTTGTACTCCAATCAAGTGGCGTGTCGGGGTCAGGCATACCATGTTTCCACGTTGCTTTATGATGTTCAGCGATATGCACTCCGGGGGCTTGCCCTGAATCAATAATCTCCTGAATCCGGCTCACTGGCTTTGCCTCTACTATCACCAGCTTTTTCTGTGCTTTCCTACCAGTTCTCCCCCACGGTGTTCCGTCCTTTTTTAGCCTCACCTTTTTTTTTACCATCCCCATCCTCCCTTGTTATTGTAAAAACTTATCGTCTGTCAATCTTTTAGCGCAATATGCGAGAAACGCCTTTGGATTATTCGGCTCTACCAAAATGTCAATCAAACAAACAGTTCTCCTTGCGCCTTCTGCAATAGCAAGCGTACTAAGCGGTAGCGGGAACTTATAGCCAGTAACTTGCTTTAAAAACTCAATAGCTTCAGTACCGCCCTCATTTGCAAACAGACGTTCAAACATGCCCTTAATGCTCAAAAGGTCTTGTTCTTGCTCTGTGTATTCGCGTTCTTCTGTCATGCTTGCGCCGCCGCAAAGTTTTTAGCCGCCTGAGAAGCGTCTTTAGCCGTAGATGCACTTGCAGCATCAAGTGACATCTGCTCTTGTTTCTGTTGTGCCCGCGCCTGTGCCTGCACTGCTTCCATTGCAGTTTTGTCGTCATTCAAAATTGTTGGGTCTGCATTGGTTGACTGCCATACAGTATCAAGTCCACGCCACGCATTGATCTTATGGATTGCAGTTGGATCAGCCTGTATAAAAGGCATTGACATTTGCACGGCATTTTGTAGAGATCTCATATCATTTGACTTCTGTGCCGCCGTTAGAAAACTTGTGAAATTAACCTCATATGGAACCTGCCCATCTTTGTCGTACATAACATCGGGGATTTTTGGGAGCCTTCCTACGTTCCACAACTTCTGCACCACGATTTTAACATTGGCTTTTAGGCAATTCATCTTTTGACCAACCGCAGGGCCGAGCATCGTCATTTGCTCGTTGGCTATCTTGATCGCTTCTGTTGCAGTTATCTCCTTGCTGATATTCTTAAATGCTAAGAACACGCTATAAAACATATGTTCCCTGAGATTTTCAACTCGCTTGTTAATAGCGTATTCTGCCGCCTGCAAATTACCATCTCCACCAATCGTGAACATCTGGTCACGGCTCATGTTCTTGCTGTTATATGTATTCAGCGAGAGTGGATTGAAATCTACCGGCTGTATAAACGCATCGTGTGGGAAGGCATACGCTGGCTGAACCTTCTGCATTGCAGCTACAAGCTCTGTTTTACCCATCACCTGTAAGTACCGAGCGTCAAGCATTGCTTTCATAGCAGGGCTATAACCATATGGCGTAGTGGTTCTGGTATAGAAACGATGAGAACAGGCTGGCATAACCGGATAACCAGACTCCAACACAAGTGTCTGCTCTTTTACGTCATACCAATTTGCCATTATCGGCATACTTGCATTGTCTGTTTTGTTTGGATTCCTATCATATCGTTTGCCGATAAACAATAGAAACATATGTTTTTTAGTGGTAAACAGCTTTGAATCATATTCTTCTTTAATTACCCTTGAAACTTTGTTATAACCAAACCTGCCTACCGCCTGCTGTGCTGAGAACTCAAACTCACAATAATAACCATTAACACGCTTGCGACCATCTTCTGTAATAAAACAGTGCTTAACTGTCATATTTGTAAAGCGGACTATATCTTCAATATCATCTTCAACTATCATGTTCGCTGTACCGAATACAGCAGTTTCTTTATTGAAAGACAGGTCTTGCTCGTAAAAGTTACTATTCTCGTAGGCGTACCAGACTTCTTCCTCTGTTTCCTTGTACCATTTCTTTACTTCATTTAACTTGTTAATCTTTGAATCACGGTGAAAGAAGTCAAGCCAATGACCGCTTATGGGTGTCATATAGTTCGAGAAGCCAGCGGGCAGAACATCCGCCACTAAAAGAGGAGTTGAATCATAAAGTTGACTAAAATCTAGCTCTTGTCCGGGGTCTTGCTCTTGATTAATGTTTTCAGCTTCCACAAAGAACATCTTCTTAGTGGCCTGCATGACGTTGTCCCACGACTCACGATCTGACTTTAATCGCTTATAGTTGGCGACTCGTTCTTTTGCTGTCATGTCTGCCATACGTTAAGCTCCGAGGTCTTGTTTTAATGGTGCGCCGCCAGCGACAAGTGGGTCAGAGAACATTGTTTTGCCTTTTGTCGCCTTGCCCTTTTCTGTTGCAAGACGCTTTCTTTCAGCATCTAGCTCTGCTTCTTTATTTAATTTTTCCGCAGATTTCGGCTCTTCTGCTTGTGTAGCCGCATATATTGTACCGCCAACTGTGCTGGCAATAGCTAGCCCTGCAAGAACTCCGGTTGTGGTTGCTGCCATGCCTACTCCTTTTCAAGCGAAAACAAATCTAAGTCGCCAATTGTTGTAAACTTTTTAAAACCAAGCCTTCTGCGTATGATTTTTGACTCAACATCTCCAACCTTATAACCGCATATAACCCTGTCGGTATATGTATCAAATGCTTCCTTAATTACAGTCTTAACGGTGCTCAGTGCTCTAAACATTTTCACACCTTCGTTGCAAGCATCAACGATATAAAAACCATCCGACTTTAGAATATAGCAAAAACCGACAGCATCTTTAACGCAACATTTATAACCAAATATAAACTTACTTGATAATATCTCTCTTGACTGTTCTAATGTCTGTTCTGGCTTATAATGTTCAGTTAGGGCAACTGCAAGTTCTTCAAGGTCGGTTATTCGCTCTAAAGTATAATTACTTTGCATCACAACCTTTTGCCTATCACAACTGTTTTTGTTTGTCAAGTAAATAATTCACATATCTTAAATAAATTTATACGGTTCAATCGGCTTTGCTTTTCTTGGTTGCATTGATCTTGTAGTTTGGATATAAATAGCGGGGTCATTTACTAAGGAACACGCCATTTTAACGGCATCGAAATGGTCAGGGGATCGTGGTAATTTATCCTTTGGTACAAGCTGTTTAATCCTGTTTGCACCTTCTGTAAACTTTATAAGTTGCATGTCAGGGACAACATCTTGATGAACCCTGAGTTTATTGCTTTCAATAAGTTCCTTCATAAAGAAGGCATCTTGTGTTGTCTTATTGGAGTATCTTGTCGAGTCATATCCATCTTTAACCTTACCGCCGCGATATTCAACGCACTGTATTCCAATACTGCGTATCTGGTCTATCATTGGACCGCCGAGTCCATCACCGTCAACCACCATAATGGATGGGTTGTGTTTGCCTTTAAGGTCTAATATCCTCCCGACAGAAGCCGTTGTATCCTTTTCCTGCCAACTTTCATAATATTCTTCTTCCCAATGGTTCGGCCCCACTTGCCGCAAAAATGCAGTAACGCATAAGTCGCCACCCCTTGCAACGTCAACGCCCATTATTAAGCCATCGTAATTTACCCTTGTATACATAAAGTCAACGTGTAGGGCGTTCTGTATATTGGAAGATGTAAACACCATATCGACATCATCGAAAGCATCAAACTTATTTAGAATCATGCGCCTGAAGTGATTTGGTGCATCTACCTCTTGTGTCTGCCAATCAAGTAGCGTTTCGCGCGGAAGGTTCTCAGCGTTTAGCCATGAATTAGCAGTCCAACATTCGTACTTCTGTTCAAGCTCGTCTCCATTATCATCAATAACGCTAACTGCTCTTGAATAATATACTTCGTCTGTGCTAACTATTTTTCCAAGAACTGTCTTTTTAACACTCCAATCTTTTGTGAATGTAGCGTTTTTAATAAACATATCGTAGACCCAATCCATACCATTGGAGTTACATATCATGGTTATCTGGTTGGTCTGCGTTCCTTTCCGCCTTAATCTGTCACGCCCCCATGTAAACACGACATTATTCTCATATTCCTCTCCCTGCTCTATTCCGATGAAACTCAGATTAACATTCTTTAACACAGCTAAGTCGTTCTCGTTACCATGCCGAAACATCATAACCGAGCCATTGCTAAACGTGTAGTTGTTCTTCCCGTCCAGCTTAACGCCGAAATATGTACCAAAGTCACGAATGGTAGAATCTTGCAGGTCTGTAAATTCTTTGCGGATAATAAGGGCTAGTGCGTCTTTGTGGTTCTCGCAGTGGTTCCATGCCTTAACAAGCAGCATGAACGTCTTACCAAGTCCAACTCCAGTAATAGCACAACAGAAGCGAGATGTGCTTTGAATGAACTCCGCTTGCAGACTTGATAGATCAAATGTTGGTTGGTCAGTCATTATTCGCCATACGAACTTATTTCCACTAAGTATTTTTTGCCTTCTTCGTTGATTTTACCTTGTCTTTATATTTATAACAAGAACTAACCCACCATGAATGTGTTGGATAAAAAATACCGTCTTTTATTTCACCGACTCTCATTATCTTCTCCCCTTTCGGCTTGCTTGAAAGTGTTCTATCACTGGCGGCCCCAAATGGCTCATAAGATCAAAGATAAGCGTATATGGTGCTGGTAGCGTAGTTACCTTATAGTTGCTTCGGCTAAGCAAACGCTGTAAGGTCTGCTGATCGTTTTGGTGCGAACCGTATCGCTCTATTTCTTTAACCCACTCTACCGCAACATTACGACCGCTTTCATTGTTCGCAACATAAACTGTACCGCCTAAAAGCTCTGAACCACCTTTATAGTGAACGGCAATATCGGCTTCCATATCATCAAACAATACAGGATATTCTCTTACAATCGCATCTGCGTCCAGCCACACTATGTTCTCGTCAAACATCTCTAGGCATTTGAGGATAAATACCGGCTTATAGTTAGCATGGTCTAGCCAACTGCTCCTATGCGGTATTTCCTCAATGTAGCTATCAATGCCAAATTCAATAAGCGATGCCCTCAACCTTTCTATGTGCCATTTATACAGCACATCATCAGTGTGAAATGACACAACTTTCCACGGTCTCATACCACCATTAACCTGCTCTCGCAATCAGCTTCCTCTACATTTAAACCAAGAGAACATTCTGGCAGATTATGGCTCATTAACTCGTTCATCTCTATGCGACCGAGTATTAGCTTCTTGGGAATATGCCCTTTATACATTTGCTTATAATTATAAAAAGCATTATATATCCGAGTGTCAATATCTTCTCTCATCGCCATTTGCCCCCCACAAAACATAACGCACTCACTTCTTTCCACCCCTCTTCTTTTTGCCAATCGCCTTCTTCTTGGCAATAACCTTGTTCTGCGCCTCAATGTCACGCTTCATCTGCTCCTTGCGCGCCTTTACAACACTTGAATACTCGCTCGTGCCACCTGCCCGGATCGTTCTTGCCATAACTAACCTCCCTTATGTGAAATGATGTAAAAGATAAAGTGCCAAAAAAGTGAATCCTGTGGGGTGGTATATCTATATCAATCACCCACCCCCTTCCCCCCCCCCCCCCCCCCC